GCTGTGCTCTGATAGACAACCCGCCCACGGGGGAAGACCGTCTCAGGCATGTCAGGAACTGCACCTGACTCGATACCATAAGGCCCGAATGATTTCATGCCCAGGCTGAAAAGATCACTGTACTTCCAGCCGGCAGCCACTGTGGTTTTCACACTGGCGTTCAGGTGGCCTTCCCAACTGTCGATACACTGCAACATGATCCAACTGTCTGTCGCATTATCTTTCCCGGTGACAGTAAAACGGATATCTCCGTTGAATATCATACCAACGTTTTCATCGGGATAATTACCCGTTGCATCCGGTTGTCCCTTATATCCGGCTATAACCTGTATACGCGAGAATTCCTTCTGCATAATCCGGTTCTGAGTGGTAGGGGACAGGTTATAAACCTTAAAATTTCCAACGAATCCATTAAATATGGTCGCAGGCATTTTCTGAATATTGAAAGTGACTTTAAGCTCAGAAATTTTTATCCCGTCGCCCTTATCGTCAACCAGCAATAATTCAAAGTGACGCATCCAGTTTTTTGACATTGTTACTCCGTGAAGACATAGAGGTGTGAGAACGTTCCGAGATCGAATTGCGTCGGGTTTTCCTGTCCTGCCACGTCGCAGAGTACCACCAGCGAAAACCCGAGATTCATATATCGATACTGCGCCAGCAGGTCAGCCCCCGTAATCATCGGCATACCTGAGATAATGGCGGAACCATTGCTGTCAGCAAGATCCAGAACCCAGTACTCTCCGCGCCAGATGACAGACAGGTGATAAACCGTACCGTTAATTGTGGTGGCAAAAGTCTGATTATCAGCGACCAGTGGGATTTCTACGGCCTCCATGAATCACCTTCCCAGAAATAAATTGCTCAGATACCCATCGACAGTGGTGACACCTTTTTGCGCCATCTGTGGCAGCGATTTCAGAATGGAATTATTCGGCGGTACTGTTGTTTTGGTACCTGTATTCTGTACAGCAGACGTCCCTACTCCCTCGGTCATATTGTTTTTCGAGGCAACCCTGATTGACTGCGTGGAGGTAATAATCACCTCCCTGAGGGTAAGGGTCGCCAGAAGCACATTCTCACTGCTCTTGTCAGTCGTCACCTCCAGCGTTTTTATCAACATATTGTTGTAAATACGCTTGCCGGTTGTCACATCGAAAGGAATACGATCCCGCTGCAGGTTAAGCAGCTCCTGATACAGTTCTTTCGGGCTCAGCCCCAGTGAAAGACCAATAGCGGAAGTATCAGCAAAATCAAGCAGCGATCCGCCTCCGGAAAATCCGGTTTCCATCACAACTTCTGAAGGGCGCCTGAATGCGTGTTCTGATATGTAACCAGCGCCCTCACCACTGGCACCAGCATTCGTGGGTTGTTCAACCGGATGTTCCGTAATTTCCAGAGCGTCAGTATGCTTTTCGGTAATAACCACATCAGGAATAATTATTCCTATCGAGCGGGTTCGCTGCTGCAGCAAAACAGATAAAAAATCCATTACGCAGGTCCTTTCAATTGCTGTACCGCCCTGGCATTGACAGCACCCTGCTTGTCAGCGATCAGATTAGCCGCTTCCTGAGGATTGTTCACGCCGTGGACATTTATAACAGTCTGCTGGTTAAGGCTACCACCAGCGGCCTGATACGCCAGCGGGCTGTTCCAGTTTGAATACCCTTCTTTGCGCGCCATCGACTGCATCAGCGCGGCCATAGTTTCCGGGTTGGCGAGGTTCAACACAGTGTTCGGTGAAACGCCCATCCATTTTGCAACATCCTGCGCATACTTTTTCGGGTCGTTGTTGTCACCAGCCGGCGCCCAGGTACTGACAATATCCTGAATGGTCTGTAATGCCCGCCCGGTTGTTTTCCCTGTAAAGTAGCGCATAAGCTGGTTTTTCATCGCCTCCCAGCCCTGAAGGGCGGACTCGAAGAACCGGAAGCCGTTACCGCCCACCGGGCGAATGTTACCCGGATTGTTGTTCCTGTCGGCTAAAGTGCGCTTTGCGGATTGTGCATGTTGTACAGGTTCTGCTCCAGGAATATCCGGCTGAATATTAGCGCCTTTGACGGTGTGGGGATTGCGGCCAAAATCGGTATCAATCCCCAGTGCACGCATTCCATCGCCAATGTTTTGTTTGGCATAATCGATAGACGACTGCGCACTGGCGACGATATTCTCCCGATCGTCATACAGGTAAGCCGCGTAGGCCATCCAGCCTTTTAACCACGGCGGCATCGGTATACCTGCCAGTCTGGCAAATGCGCCCGTTACCTTGCTAATCCACGCACCGGCGATAAAGGTCGCCAGCAGCTCCAGTGACGTTTTCCAGCCGCCAATAGAGTCCTTAAGTTCGAGCAGGTGATCACGGAGCCAGACCATCGCATCCTTCGCTTTGTCTATCGCTGGCTGCCATTTTTCCCAGTCAATAAGACTGTTACCGCCTTCTTTCCATGTTTTGTAGTCTTCCCACAAGAGACCGAACGCCACGATCAGACCAGTAATCAGCCCTACAGGCGACATCCAGAAAGTAGAGTTAAGTATCCGCATGGCGACAACCAGACCACCGATAACCTCTATCAGGGTTTTCGTTTCTTTATCCAGTTTTCCCCACCAGTCGATAATATCCCCTACACCTTCAACAATTCGAAACGCCACGCGACCGATGATATCCCCGAGCGTCAGAATACCTTTTATGGCTTTCGTCAGGGTCTGCTCGATGCGCGGGAAGTTATCCAGGATGTGGCGGCGCAGCGTGTCCAGCGAACCCGCCAGACCACCAGCAAGATTAGAGCCGATCTTGTCACGGGCCAAGCCTGCCATCGCGCCGAACTCGCGCAGGGAGGTCATGAACCTGTTGGAGCTTTTGGCCGCCTCGTCAGCATTGAAACCGATGGCCTTTGCCATCGCGCTGTACTGGCCGGAGAATCCCCCTAAACCCCGGCGCATCGCCATAAGGGTATTTTCATCAATGCCCAGCATCTGCGCATACTGGTTAGCCCGGTAATACGGCATGCTGCTGAGCTCCTGGCCGACGCCCGTAAAAATGGCGGCCATATCGCGCATATTCCCGCTGGCGTCCCGGGTCTGTACGCCCAGGCGGTTCAGAAAGCCTTCCGCGCCGGGATTATTACGCACAAACCGGGAGAGGCTTTCCAGCGAAGTCCGCGCCGCGTCCACACTACCGCCCACCTGCGAAACTGCGTAGCCAATCGACTGAATCCCCTGAACCGTCGCGCCGGTGCGTTGAGATGCCCAGTAGAGATTATCCAGACCGGAGGCAATTTTCGCCGTAAACGCAACAACGGACAGCGCCGCACCTTCCACCGCCAGCCCTGTTTTTATGGCATTTGCGGTGACGCCAGCAAGAACAGATTCAAATTTCTCGTATCCGGCTTCATCAATGCCAAATCCAAGGGAGACGAGAAAATCTTTAATAGTCTCAGCGTTCATTAACCTCTCTCCATTTATCTACCCGAGCATCGTTATCCTCGCGCATGTCGAGGTAGTCATTGAGAAGCGCGATGCGGCAGAGATCTACCGCGCCGCTGTTAAGGTCTTTCTGGTCAATATGGAAGGCGAGAACCGGGCGAAGAATAAAATCTTCACCGCCCGGCAGGCTGTTGAAGGTTATTCCGCTGGCGGGGTGGGCGTCCCGTTGGTAGGGAGTCCTTGCAAAAAATTTCCCAGAGAATCGGCGACCACCCGCGCCACCAGCTGCAGCATGGTCAGCAGGTCGATATCGTCAAACATCAACTGACCGCTGTTAAACACCGGGGCCCATCCCCCCATATGTTTGCGTGATACCACAGCCAGGCAAGGATGAATAATCGCGTTGGTATCTTCTTCGGTCAGGGAAGACAGTTCCTCAGCGATACGCGGCAGCAGGGTTTCAAACACCGGCTTAAGCGCATCAAACTTAGCGCTGTCGATTTTGCCATCCGCAGGCAGAAGGGAGCGAATGCCCCCGAAATCTGACATCATGCCCGCCAGCACCGGCAGCAATTTACGGGTGACTTTCAGCTGGTCAAAAACGCTGAGTTTCGCCACGCGATAATCGTGGCCTTTGACTGAACATTCCATCTGTTAAAACTCTCCGAGTACCTGGTCGATTTTGCCGCAGTCAAATACCCAGGGCATCGTATTACCGGCTTTCGCGTTGGCGTTATCCGGCTGTTTCTGGAAGGCCACACTGCGCGCCGTGATGATGTCTCCGCTCACCTTATTTCGGATCACAATGACGTTGTTTCCCTAGGTTCCTGAGGACTGACTCTGTGCGTTATACGCCAGCGACAGTTTTTTGTTTGTCGGCGAGGTCTTCAGCAGATTGACAGTTACCGTACCGCTTTTATCCGCGTGCAGGCTGTGCATCACTTCGCCGTCAGCACCGATGGTCATGGTGTTTTTGGGGCCGCCCATTGCAACGGTGATCCCCTCCTCTGAACTGGCGGAACCGTAGCCCAGGTCAATCTCGCCAGTCGGGCCAGAAATGGACGCGGTGACATCCATAAAAGAATAAGTAGCCATTCATTTTCCCCTTAGCGAACGACGTTGATCTGTACGTCAGCGAAATGCACTGCGCCAGCCAGCTTACAGGAAACCTGAATAACCGGTGCCTTACGTGCTTCACGGTCTGCCTGCGCCTGCTCGGAAATCGGCTGCGCGTAGACGTAATACCCTTTTGTCAGCGCGTCTCCGGAATCCAGCTGCCCGATTGGGCCACCGTTCCATACGCCAGCAGCCACCAGCCCGTTCGTCACGGACTGATCCATAGACTGCTCAACATTGGACAGAAGACGTGTAACACCCGCATCGGTCTGAGGCACTTTGGTTGTACTGGTGTACAGCAGGTTATACAGGTTGGTCTGAACGTAGTTCTGCAGCCAGTCGAGCCCGTGGCGCTCATCAAAGAAATCACCGCTGGACATGACGCCCTGCTGCAGGATTGCCGTATCGTTCTGGTAGTACACAAACACGTTGCAGTTCTTGGCATCCAGCGCCGCCGCCTGATCAGTCGTCAGGGTTTCGTAAGTGATCCCCGGCTCCTGTTTAAATTTCAGGGTAATGGTGGTATTGCTGCCGTTGAAATTCACCGTAAACGCGCGGCCAAACGCGGACAGCGCAGCGTACTTGCTGCTGGAAGAATACTGTACGAACGTGCGCCCGTATTTTGCCGCCTTCAGCTTGTAGGACAGATCCCCGGTTGAAGTGGCGTCAAAGGTGGCGGGATCGCTGGTGGTAATTGCCAGAATGCGGCTGACGCCCGAAGCTTCTACGGCTGCAGCAACCTTCAGCCAGTCGTCATCTGCAATATCCTCTTTGTCTGCAATACCGAGACCATACCAGTTGGTGTAGCCCATTACGGCGTTAACCGCATCCATCAGCTTTTCAGCAGCACCCGCCTCACCCGTTGCCAGTGTTTTAGCCCAGCGACCTACATACACCTCTTTAGGTCGTGGTGACTGGGAGAAATAGACTGTTGCTGCTTCATATTCGGGGCTGTCCACGCCGAAATCAGATCCGATGTCCTCCTTTGAGGAGTAGAGGCGAAGACGCTCTTTCACCGGAATGACCGTGGATGTCCCGAGAATAAGCAGTGAACCAAAATTTCGACCAGTAGCCGCGCGCGGCCCAATGATCACGTCGACATTAACGACGTTTGATACAGGTAATCCCTGCGGCATAATTTAATCTCCGAAGAATGAAACTGGTGCATCCACCAGCGATTTAATGCCGTACTCGCGCACCACCTTGCGACGAAGGCGCACAGTAATGTCGTAACGGCGAACCCACTGCTGGTTGATAAGTTCCGGGAAAGGGGTCAGACCGGTGTAGTCCCCCATGGACAGGCCAAGCGCGTTCAGTTCGGCGTTGTTTTGCGCAACAGAAATACCATCGCGAAAACGTGACGCAAACGTCATGCCCGCCGGGCCATAAAATGACGCCATGCACTCAAAGGTTTCATGTCGCCAGAGCTGAGCGCCCTCTTCAGTCTGGTTAGTGAATGCGGGACTGTTATCTATGGGCCATCCGGTAACGCCGAACGCGCACCAGTTCGTTTCAGCTGGCAGCAGTGGCGGCTGATCTTTCTGCCATCGGGGGCGAACCATTCCAGTCGGCAAACCGGAAACGTTGCGTACCCACTGGCTTAACAGCCTGTCGAGCGCCTCGTCATAATCCGGATCGCCGCTGACAGGTGTAAGCCATCCCGGCTCCGTACTGGAATTATTGCTCAACGGGAAATCCTCCATCGAACGGCAGCAGCTCGCAATGCGCCTGTACAAAGCCGGCGCCATATGCGGTGTACGGGTCGACGAATGTCACACGATAATCACGGTTCTGATACGTCACGATATCGGCATCACGGCCAGTCTGCCCCTGCGTGAGTCGCTCAGTCGTCACGATAAGGATTGCTCCACTGATAACCTGCCCGGACTGCATGCGGCGGTTTTCCAGTGAACGGTCAACGGTAACAACCCCGGCAAACTGCGTTTTAACTTCGCTGTCGCTACCAATCCCGTCTTCGTCCACTGTCTGTACCCGACGCGTTACCCAAAGGTTGAAGTCACAAAAATCCGGGTCGAAAAGAACATCGGTTACATCAAGAGTCGGCATCTTTATCCCTCACTACATGGGTTATTGAGGCGAGATATTTGCCAGTATCGTAAAGAGGCTTAGCCAAAGTGGTGCCCGGAGATTCACCAGCAGCACGCCGCGCAAGTTCCGCTTTCGCACCTTTACGCCCACGGCGCGCACGCGCTTCAACGGTGCTATCTGCAAGCGGAGTAAAATTGGCAGCTTTGATGTGATTTTTCACCCCTCTTGCAGCCACTGTACCTGCGCGGTTGAGTGCTCTTTCCGCTCCCGCCGCATTACCATCAAGCGCAGCCTGTGCCGCAGCTTTAAGCTGTGGCATCGTCTGGTCTTCAACTGATTTAACGCCGGGTACAAGATGCGGACGTGGTGGGATGTTTTGTGCAGGTGAACCGTATTCGTTGATATACCCAATCCCGGCATTACCGAACGACACATCATCCCGATCGCTGTCTTCCGCAGGTATACCGACCAGCACATCCTTTTTGGTTAGCGACTTTAGCGCATCCAGTATTGCCTGAGCGTTATCAACCCTCGTTGTTACACCGCTTTTGAAACTCATAGCTGGCGTCCCCCTGCACCGAACATCGTGATCAGCTGATAAAATTCAGCGCCATACCGGGTGTTATTCCAGAAGCCTGCGTCAGGGTTTAGCGTCGCGCTGGTGTCATAGCTGACGCTTACCTTGTCAACGGACTTGGAGGACTGAACACCATTGGTTGAACCGCCCGGACCGCCAACCAGCATCGCCCGGCTATCTGCCGCCCAGAGCGTCATATAGTGCGCAACGAACAACTCGGCAAAGTACGGAAACAACTTTTTGCCGGTGACGTTTTCGCTCAGTAGTTCATCGGCCAGATTCAGACGGAACTCGATTTGTGCTTCGGGATATCTGGCAGGGTCAGCAAACTGCGGGAAGTCGCGGCGAAAATCACTTACTGTTGGCAGGCTTTGATTCTTTGGCATCTTTCGCCCCATTACCGCCAGTCCGGGCGGAAGTAATCTGCGCCTGCAGGCTGTCGTTCTGCTCCTGCAGCTTGAGCAGAGCGTCTTT